AGTCTGCATCTAAATAAACACCATCTGGCACCATTTTAGACATTACTTGTTGCAGCTTTAAATGTGTTAGTTGTATCATATCAGCAAAACCTGTAATACGGCTAACTAAACTTTCAATACGACCTTCATATAATCTAGGCGCGCATATACTATAACTCATTATAGCTTTAGTAGTATCTGCTTTTGGCCTTAACATATTTTTCTTTAACTGCCACTTTAGTATTCTATCAGTGCCACTACCTAATATTTTAACGCCTTCGTATACTACTTCAAGAACTCTTTCAACTTTTTCAAACTCTTCGTTTTGCGGTGGATTAAAACTACCATCTTTTCTAATAGCTCTTTTACCACCTGTAGCTGTGTTTTTAACTTTATAAACTTCACTCATATAAGTTTTATATTCAAAGTATAATACACTTACAGAGTTATTGTCATCACTTTTTCTATTAGCTATATTGCTTCTTGTATAACTATTAGAATAAGTTTTATATCTTTCTATTTCTTCGTCAGGTAAATTAGGAAACTCTTTTTTAAGTTCATTAACATATATTTCTTTTACTTCACCAACATAATATATATCTTCAAAATAAGGTGAGTCTGTATGCGAATAAACTAAATCAGCTGGATCTACATATTCTATTTTAATACCTTCTGATTTATTAAATGAATTTTTTACAGCACCAATACCTATAGTAACTAAATCATGATTAAATCTTTTTGATAAATACTCGTATCTGTTTTTATCAAATATACTATTAATAGCTTCTTCTTCAGCTATTTCAATACTTTGTTTATAATCTAACTGCATATGCAGCTGTAGCTCTTCATCTGTTTGTGGTAGTTCTTCTTTATTTGTTTTATAAATATCAATACCAAACTGGCTAGCTATTTGATCGTTAAAAGCTTTTGATCGCATATCAGATACAATAGCTTCTACATAATCAGTTCTTTCTTTTATAGATGCTGGATCTTGTGAGTATGCTTTTATGTCATATGATCTATCAGCCATACCATTTACAACTATATCAACAAACTTAGGTATAATAGGTACTGGCTTCCAGTCTAAATTTAAATATGATAAATCACCGTTAATAGATAATTCATCTTTATATTTTTTAATAGACTGCTCACCTCTAGCATATAATCTTAATGAGTGAAAAGACTCTCTAAAAGTAGTGTATCTGTTGTAGTTTTGATTATTGCTAAACCACTCATGCTCAATAGCAGCACCAACTCTGGCACCGTACTCAGCACTCATTTTTTCTTCGTCACTAACAGCTTGGCTAGGAAAAGAAGCTTTAATACCCTTTTTAATCATGTTTATATTATTTGTGATCTAACACCCTCGTTATTATACTTTTTAATACCAAGGTTAATTGATTTTATTTTTCGTTCTTGAACTGGTTTATAAAGGTTTTTATTACAGGCCATAAGTGCTAAACCTGAGCTTATTGATGCATCAAACTTAGTTCTATTATTTATATCAAATTTAGCCCAGTCTTCTAAAGTTCTATTAAAAAACATATCTCCATAGCTATTGTCTAGCTGTCCTACATAATTTTCAATATAACTTTCTATAGCAGCAGCGTGTGCTTGCTTAATATCTTCACTAGAATTAGGTATGCCACCTATTTCTTTTTCTGTAACTGATAATTTATTCCAAATTTTATCAGGTCTATTCATAGAGTATCCTCTGTAACCTCTACGTTTTAAATAGTATAATAATCTAGGTTTATTATTTTCACATAGTATTGGCATACCGTAAAAAACTAAAGCCATTAAAACGTCTTCAAAAAATATTTCAGCTGTTTGTGGTCTAGCTACATATTCTAAAAAAACTCTATTAGGCGGAACATTTTCCATACTAAACTTAGTAACTCCATGTAAAGCACCGTTAGAACCTAACCTATCAACGGTTCCTGATATATCATAGCTATCACAACCGAAAGCACCTATATGTTCATTACCAGGATATTTAACACCGTTTTTTGTTATTATTCTATTTTGCAAATTTACTTCAGGTATCCAACTAATTTTAAATCTACCGTTATTGTTTGGCATAAACTCTACCGTAGTATCTTTAACACCGCTGCGCCATTGGAAGCTACCTTGCGTTACAACTCCAGACATTTTAATTTCTTCGTTGTAATCTATTTGCTCGTATATTTTTGTTAAATTAAATAAACTTTGTTTTGTTTCATCTCTAAAAGCATGCTGCTCTGTTCTTGGAAACTGTCTATAAAATTCATTTAAACCATCTTGATCAGACTTTAAACCTTCAACTTCGTTATTCCAATAATTTATAACTCCATCTTTAATTTCATCGCCATATGGTCCAACAACTTCTTCTCTTGGATCT